CACGATCATACTCGGAAGCCAACGACTGTGCCGATAAAGTACGCGATGCTTTAGAGCGTGTTGGGACGACTGTGAGTGTGGCAGAAGGCTCGATTGTCGTAAATTCCATACAATACACAAACGAGATTATTGAGGTCACAGAAGACCGCAGCTTGTTTGCCTCAGTTCAAGATTACACCATCCGCATAAACCGCAACTCATGACAGAATTTTTGATTGAAAACTGGGGCGAATTGACGCTGGCCGTTCTCGCCCTCGTAAAGGTTATCGTGAATCTCACGCCAACCGAAAGTGATAACAAGGTGTTTGGCTATGTCGACACCCTGATCAACCTCATCATTGCAGACCGCATCAAACCCTCCAACAAATAACCATGGCAGAAACTACTGGAGTCATCAATGGCTCTGACCTCCGCATCTTCCTGTCCTCTACTAACGACAGCGAAGTCTTGATTGATAACCTCACGGATTGTTCAATCAGCGTCACCACCGACTTGCGTGACACCACCACGAAGAACAACAACGGCTACCGCGCGATGTTGCCAGGCTTGAAAAGCGCCACCATCAACTTCACCGCGCTCTACGCTTCTGATGCCACCAACGGATACAACGAGCTTATCGGCTATCAGTTGGCTGACACGAAGATTTACCTGCTGTTCACTCACGCTCCTGACGGAACGGAAAACGCAGGCGACGAGCGCTTTGACGTCTCTGGATACATCACGAGCTTGGAATTGAGCGGAGGCACCGAGGACAACGGTACCTACACTTGCACCGTTGAAGTCCACGACACCATTGTTCGCGAGGTAATTCCAACATAACTAAATTAGCTGCATGACAATTACTTTAGAAGGCAAGACCTTTCCAGTGCGCGCTTCTATGCGGGCTTGGAAAAACTTTGAGAAAGCTACAGGGTGCAAGGTGACTGGCATCGATGCCGATGACGTTACGAAGATGCCCGAACTCCTGTACTATTTTGTCCAGGAGGGCTGTCTAAAGCAAGGCATGCAGTTCAAGATGGATGTTGACGAATTCTTGGGCATGATTGAAATCACAGATCTACCTGGTCTTGTTGCTGTCGTGGAGGAAGCCATGGGCGGCCAGCAAGAAAAAAAAACACAGGTGGAGACGGAGAGTCACGCGCTCTTGAATGGTACGAAATAGAACGGCTGGGACTAGGCCTCCTTGGTCTAGATCCCGACCGTCTCTATGACCTTACCTTCTCCGAATTTGGCAATGCCGTCCGCGGACGTTATGAGTTTCAGGAACACGTAGACCGTGGCGCCTGGGAGCGCACACGTTGGCAGACGGCATTGTTATTAAACGTTCACACCAAGAAAGGCAGTAAGATTCAACCAATGGATTTGGCCGTCTTTCCATGGGAAAAAACCGAACAGTCAAAGAAGCCGAAGGGCGATGGATTGGCTATCTTAAGAGCACTAGCACGCAATGGCAAAACTCGGTGACCTCATAGTCCGCATAGGCGCGGACACTCGCGACCTCAACAAACAGCTTGGCAGGGTCCAGCGCGAGATGCGCTCCATGACTGGCAACCTTGTACAGCTAGGTCAGAACATGACGCGCGCCATCACTGTGCCCTTGGCTGGCCTTGGAGCGCTAGCCGTCAAGAGCGCGGCAGACCTTGAGAAGCTAGAGGCGTCATTTGTAAGCCTCACAGGAGGCGTAGATCAGGCGGCCGCTATGATGAAGCAGTTGAATGAATTTACTACATCTACGCCATTCCAAATTGAGAACGTAGCTAACGCGGCTCGCCAGCTCATCGCATCGGGCACGAAGGTCAGCGAGGTCAACGACCAGCTTCGCTTCCTTGGAGACATCGCGGCCACGTCAGGCGTAACCATTGAAGAGATAGCCGCCATCTTTGCCAAGGTCAACGCCAAGGGTAAGGTGGAGCTGGAGAACCTGAACCAGCTAGCAGAGCGTGGCGTGCCCATCTTCAAGGCGCTAGCAGACGCTACAGGGCTACCAGCAGACAGCCTTGGCGCTGGCGCTGTCAGCGTCCAGCAGTTCAATGACGTTCTCAAGTCATTCGCAGAGGAAGGAGGATTTGCGGCAGGCGCCATGGAGCGCTTGAGCGAAACGGCATCAGGTAGATTTAGCACAGCCGTAGATAACGCCAAGTTCGCATTAGCCAACGTAGGTGAGCAGATTTTGCCTATCGTCAACAAAGGCCTTGAGCAGGCTACCGAACTCCTACAAGGATTCAGTAAGCTCACTCCAGAGACAATCAAACTTGCTGGAGGATTGTCGTTAGTGCTTGGAACGCTTGGGCCCTTGGTCACTATGATGCCAAAGATTATCTCAAGCGTTGATATGTTGCGCAAGTCTTTTCTTTTGACTACGCCCGCCATTCTTGGCGTCGCTGCGGTAGTTGGCACGGTGGTAGGCTTGTTCATGCGAATCAAGAATGAGGCCTCACAAAGTGCCGATGAAATCAAAGAGGTACAGAAGGCGCTAGACGAGTTAACAGAGACCGAATTAAGGAGAGAGGCAGGCGTTTCAAAAACAGCGGGTCGTGAGGCAATTAATTTAGCCATCGAGGACAGCCTTAAGAAAGTCGCAGAGGCGCAAGAAGAACTCAACAAGATTGAGGAAGAGATTCAAAAAGGAGGTCAAGGATTGCGAGCTGTCTACAAGAACAAGATTGCAGACATCAAGGAATATCAGGACGAGATGCAACGCTCTGCTGACGCAGGGCAACAGTTGCTTGTCTTCTTAGATGAACAGGAGAAAGGCGCAAGACAAGCGGCAAGCGCAACAAAAGAGTTGTCTCAGCAGTTCACCACGTTGGATGAAATTCTGACGAACTGGAGCACAGAGGGTAAGAAAAAGATTACTTTGCCCATACTCGAAGGCATCGAGGAAATAGAGGAGGCGTTTGAGGAAATTGAACTTGAATTTGACTACGACCCAAGTAAGGTTATCAGTCAATTTGAAAAGCTCCGCGACTTCACAACAGGCTTGGCTAAGGATATAGAATCAGCCCTTCAGACGGCGCTGACCGATTCACTCGTTGCGCTTGGCGAGGGCATCGGCAAATTGCTGTCAGGAGGTCTAAAAGGTGTCAACCTGATGGCTGGCGCTCTTATGCAGCTCGGCAATTTGATGAAGTCTATTGGTAAGGCGATGGTCGCCCAGGCAACTGCCATGATTACTTTTCAAAAGACGTTGTTTAAGAATCCATATCTAGCAGCAGCGGCAGGTGTTGCCTTCATTGCGGCAGGAGCTTTATTGTCCAATTACGCCACTAACTTGCAGGAGATGCCAGCTCTCGCAGAAGGTGGCCTCGCCTACGGAGCTACCACCGCCATCGTCGGTGACAACCCTAACGCACGCATCGACCCTGAAGTCATTGCGCCACTTTCTAAGCTCCAAGATATGATGGGCGGACAGCGCGTCGAGGTGTTTGGTCGCATCAGTGGCGACGACATCTACTTGTCCAACGCTCGCACGAGCCGCAATCGCAACCGCTACTCATGAGCTACCTCTACGCGCAAGGCACCTGCAAGGGTCAGAATGGAACGGCGTACACCATCAGAATCATTCACGACGTCGCAGGCACAGATCTAGACACGACCTTCAGCCTTGACGCGTCAGGCTTTGTTATGGAGTACGGAGGTGAAAATGACATGTACCTCGTGCCT